ATGGAAAGCTGGTGATAGGTCCCACAATGCGAGCACGGGAACCACCACGGCAAGAGATTGCGCGCGAATGTAACGTCATCAGGGTGGCTAGCAACGTAATGGATGGCCTCTCGCACCCGGTTGCGAATGTAATCCAGGTCCCCCAGGTGAAAGCCCGTCGCGTTAAAAGTATTGCAGTTCGGAGACGTCTGTCCGTCGCTCATTCTTCCTCCTCTAATGAATGATGGTATGTTGTGCGTCAAATGAGCCCGTATTCATCGGGGACCCACTCGGTCCTATCACGCACCGGGTTAATGACCCATTGCGTGTTTTCTGATTGATGTCTTTCCTTCATGAGCCCCTCGTCATAGCGAGGCTGATCTATCGGCTGGCCTTTCGGGCTGCCCGCGAATTGACCCTTCCACGAATCGTCAGCCTTGAGGCTTTCCGGCGACGGCCCAAGGTCCGGCATCATAGTAAAGAAATAGCGCGCGCTATCCGGAGCGTGGTCATCTTTCTTGTGGATAGCGTCCATCTTGTTATGCTGGTTGGCCACCTTCTTTGAGGCATAGCTTTTCCAGCGGAGCCGCGCAAGCTCCTTTATCAGGTACATGCAGTTGCCGTAGATAATCCACTTCGGCGGTCTGCCATTCACTTCGCGCAGATACTGGTTCATTCGCGAGATACCAGACGCAACATCATTATTCCCGAGCGTGAATGGGAGCCCCTGAATTTGGTATTCCTGCTGAACGCTGGTACCAGTAGTCTCCTTGCGTTGTCCACACGCGGGGTCGCAGACATAGATGTCAGGCTTAAAGCCGTGCGCCGCATTCATTCCATGGATCTTATCCGCATGCTGCTGGACTGTCCATTCCCTCTGATAATGCTCAGCGAAGGTAATGACCTCGTTGTTAGCGTTAACTGCATGCCATAGAACACACGTCGGATTATTAAACCCAGAGTCAAGCGAGCAAAAGATCCGCCATCCCGGCTTCTTGAATTCGGAAATGGGAATGTATCCCGCGTCGCCTTCATACTTTACGTGCACCTGCGGATTGAATGTCTTGAAAACCAGTCCGCCCATCTGGACGAACTTTCCTTCGCCACGAGCTTTCCGCTCGTCAGGAGTAAGGCCACTCAGGTAAAGCTGGACCTCATTCTTATTCAGGTGAGGATTCTCCGCCATGTGCGCTTCAATGACGGTGATATGGCTTTCCTTCTGACCCTTCGCGACTGCGCCCTCGGTCCCCGGGATGTAGATGCGGTCATAGATCCAGGTCATTCCTTCGACCGGGGTCATTGTCATCCACCACGGACCGCCAGTGTCAATGAGACGCGCAATGCATTCGTCGTAGATAGGCTCCGGCGGTTCTTCGTCAAAGTGAATGAAATCTCGCGACGTTCCGGCGAACTTATCCACATCCTGGTCGTAGGACATGAATTCCACCGTCGAGCCATTCTTATACGTCAGAACCTTCAGCTTTTTGTTATAGGCTTTCTCCCAGTTTCCTCCGTAAAGCTCAGAGGCTGGTGTCCAGCGAGCGTATTCAGGCAGGAGAATCTTTTCAATGCCGTTGGGGTAATCGACGCCAACAACTCGGCCGCGAATTGGTCTTTCAGGTGTAGCAATGAAGGGTGGCTTAGCTGTCGGATGCTTTCCAGTGAGTCGCCAAATTCCTTCAACCACACCCGCCGTCGTCTTTCCGCTTCGGTTACCGCCAATGTATAAGCGGCCTTTCGTTCCCGATCCATGGAATAGTCCTTGCTTCTTATGCGGGACATAGCCGAGAACATTCGGCCTGACCGCTGCTGTTCGAAGCCCCGTAATGACTTGCGTAAGCATGTCGTCGGTAGAGACGACCTTTGGATTGACCATTACCGGAACACGACCCCTCGGTAATAGACAGTGCCCGCATTGATGACAGTCGTTCCGTTATACCATTGCGAACCTATCTTGTGAGAAGTCGTTGTCCACTGGTCATACCAGACGCCAGTGCACATAGGACCGCCACTCCTGAGGGTTTGGTCAAATTGAATGAATGCTGCGCTTACAGTATTGAATGGAGCTTGCGTATCAATGACTAAGTGACCGGCCGCGTCCGTTGTTCCATTCCCGCTGAACACCCAAAACAAAGGAGGAGAGCTCACACCATTGTGCAAGTGGTCGCCAGGAGCCGCTTGGTTATGCCGGGGACCAAGAGTGTGATGCTGTGCAAGCTGTGACGAATCACGGTCGCTATTCGCGTGAAGCGCATTGACTTGGTCGGGTGGAAAGCGGGTACGAGGGAACGGCATTGGGTCGTCGAGCTCGTATTCATTTTCGGGCTGTCCGTCCCGCAAGCCGTGGCTAGTCAGGTAGTCGCTGTAATAGTCCGCCTTGTGACCGTCGCCGAGGTCTTCTTCTGTGGCCATCAGTTTGCCGACCCAATCGCACCCATGTCATAGAGAGAGACAGTGGAACCAATGCTGTCTGCACTCCGTCCGATAGTTCTACTTGAAGGCGGAAAGTCGGCTGCATTCAAATCCATTACCGAACGAAAGTAACAGGTGCTCGTTCCCGAGCCAAGCGCACCAGGCGAGTTAAAATACATTACCTTGTAGTAAGGAACACGCTGGTTGAATTCCGCGTCGGAAAGATACTTATACGCGACATGGATACAAGACCCATTCCCGAGGCCGGGATTGCTGCCTATCCCAAAGTTGGTCCAGAGCCCGACATTGTACTGGAATGCCGTGTTGTTGAAAGAACCAGTATTCCAAATCCAGCCCTGCTCGATGATCTTATACGTCTTGCCATTGTTCACGGTAAAGTTATAGTCGTGCAGCGACACCTGCTGGTGACCCGAACCGCCGCTCAAAGTAATGGTGTGAGCCGCAGTGTCATTCACCGTCGCGAGATAGCCAGCGCTACAAGCCTTTCCACTCCCGCCCAGTAAATGCCACGCACCACTGTCAGACCAGCGACGGACATTCTGGGTATCGGTCTCGTAAATCCATCGACCATTCCAGGGATTGGCCGGACGGGTCGTACTTGTGCATGGTGTGATCGAGGTAATAGTGTCGAAGAGCCCAGCATTCTTCGTGACGACAGAGGCATCAACAAAGTCTGTGTCGCCCATTAACACTGCGCCAACAATTGGCGAAAGACTGCTCATACTCGCTCCACGTAAAGCAAAGAGTTACTGGCAGAAAAGCTAGAGGCGCTCGCGTTGAATGACCCATCGACCTCAAAGCTCCACCCAACGGAAAGAGTATTGCTGCCAGCTGGCGCATTCGCGGTGCCGGTACTGAAGATACTATCCATTGCGAAGTCTATTGCAGCAGTTGTCGGGTTGTAGACAGTATCACTCCAGGCATCCGCATAGCGACTTCCCAGAACTGCCGTTGCTGTTGTCACTGCGCCTGTCAGGCTGTAATGGGTATTGATCTTCCCATTCTGCGTTGGCGCCGTGTTCGAGCTTTTCGTTGACGTGTAAGTGAATGTCCCCTCAAGGTGGATCTTGTAATTAACATTCGCCTCGAATGTCAAGCCATTTAATTGCGCGATCATGTATTTCGTACCAGTCGCAGCAATGGTTGTTGGATTGGCAGTCGTATTTGAGCCCAGGAATAGATAGTCGTTGGGCAGAATGGTGATCCACGCATTCGCGACAGTGTCCCAGATAGCATGACGGTTGATGTCTGTCTGGTAAATCCACTGAGTGGAATACGGCGAGGCTGGTTTTGTTGTGCTCGTGCAAAGTGTCGGCCCGATAGCCGCGTCAATGTTCGTCCAGGTTGTCGCGAATGCTGGGGGATTGACGTTCATCGGGTCGCCATTTACGGGCTCGGGTAAACCGAGCCTTGATGTCGTCGTCATGCCATCCCCAATGCTTCAATCCTCAGGTTCATGGAATAGACAACCTCCCACGAACTGCTGACATTGCCATTACTAAAGAACGTCGGCTGCCAGTTAGGATCGGTCTTTGTCGCAGACATGTAAGCAGCAAAGCCGACCGTCGTATTGCTACCGACGTCCGGGTTATAGAACAGCTCGCAGTAATGCGACTGACCCGTTACCTGGTAGTTGCCTACATTCTTGTCGCTCGTCACGATGGGTGCAGAAAGCCGGACCACTCCAGGAGTTGTCGGAGTAGGCTGCGTGCTGCTATTCGGGTCAATGAAAAGGTTCATCTTTCCCTTGAAGCCGAGCGACGGTCCCGGTTGGCCAGAGGAAAAGCCGCCACCCCAGTATTGATTGACCTCACACTGAAAGCGGTACGCCGTCCCCGGAACGAGAGAGAGCGCGGCAATGCCATCCATAGGCACCGACGCGAATTGCTCAGTACTGCTTGTCACGGGAATGCTTTGCTGCGAGGAAACAGACACGCCAGTCTGACTGTAAAGCTGCTTCTTGTACGCGAATGTTCCGAGATTGGCCCAGCCGCTTGCAGTCATTACAAAGTTCTGGCGCGATAGTCCCGGATTCAATCCAGACGGCGTGCCATTATTGATCGTCTGAATGCGGCCGTTATAGTTACCCGTCGTCGGCAGTGCATTGTAACGCTGAGACGGCAGCTCTTTCTCGTAGACGCCAGTAATGTTGTTGTCGTAATACAGGGTCTCGTCGGCCATGTCCCCGACAGCGGGAATGAGAAAGCCGACGCGAGTTGTTGAACTCACTGTTCTATCTCTCCTTGAACGACTCCAGTAATGCTACCCGTCGCCAGTTGAATGTCAGCGGCAATGGCTTGCAGGACTTTCGGGTCCTGGACATGCTTTTGCACTGCCTCAATGACATGCACGAGCATTGCCTGGACATTCACATCCTGGCGCGATCCTGGCGTATGCCGTCCCGTGATTTCATAGAACAGCTTAATCGCTGTAGTGTCGCCATTCGAGGCAGCATCAATCAATGCCAGGTGCACATCGGGAATGGCTGCGCCGAGAGCTTCCTCGCTGCGTTCGCGGAGATAAGCATTGAAGCTCGGGTTCTTTTTCCAGTTCCCGAATGTCGCGGCACTCACGCCAAAATCTTGCAGCTTCTTTGTCAGCGAGCGCTTGTCGGCAAGGTTGAGAATGCTATTCGCGACAGCCAGCTGCTCAGGCGTGAGCCATTCCCGATTCGAAAGGTTGTAACCCTTCGCGTTCAGCTTTACCGCTGCGACCTGAAGCCGAGCTTTCAAGTCAGTCTTTGGAATGCGCGGGAATTCGACCTTCAGCCGGTCAAGACTTGGCAATGAGTCCATCTGATTGAAGTAGAACTCCACGAAAGCATTGAGCTCCGACGCATCCTTTGCGCGAATCTCGTCAGGGGTGAGGTCATTCTCGATCGCTTTCTCGATCTCACCCATTCGCGGAATGCTACTTCTTTGCGCCGACATGGTTACTCTGCCAAATCCTTTGCGCGAACTGTTGCGCCTGCTCATCGGACATTACGTGAGCTTCTACGAGCGCTTCGAGGACCTGCTTAGGAATCTGTCGCTGCTCGCCCTTTTCCAGTGCGTACAATGCTGCCGGATGAATACAGAAAGCCTTGCACCATCCCATGCTACTCATTGTCGGCCAGTTATGCAGTCGCCAGCGACGGAATGTCAGCTCTCCTCGCGGCATTTGCCACACGCCATCAATGGGACGCGGCGCTGCTCGACGGAGAAGTTTTTGGAATGTTCGGTATCCGGCTTGCCAGCCGCGCGGCAATCCAAGTTCGCGCTCGTAATACGT